GTACCGTGGTTTCAAGGAGAACTGGGATGATTGCAGCTCTATATTGATCGAGCAGATCATAAAAAGATGCAAGGAAGAACCAACTCCAGCTTCAACACTCATCACAGCTATGTTTTGTTGGGAGGTAGTTCTAACAGGTTCTATGTTCCCTCAAATAGAACTTGCTGTAAGCAAAGCAACTCCCAACAAGAAAGTTCTGGATGTTCTTAATAACTTTACTGATCGTCTTGCTCATTGTTATACGATCTTGGATAAAGAAATAGGAACTGAAACAACCTACCAGTTGGCTATAGACATCCTCAAAGAACTTGGTGAAGAATGCAAAGTTGAACTGAAGCCAATACCAACTAAACCTGTAAAGGGTGAAGGTGAAGGTAGCCTAAAAAAGCCTGGTGGAGAAGAAAAGGCAGAGGGAGAAGCCGATAAAGACAAATCAGGTAAAGCTGATGGTGATGAGAAGGCTAAACCTAAAGACGAAGAGTACAAAGTCATTGAGCTGAAGATCACTGAAGATGAACTGGCTGCATATTCTTTGACTATGCACAACGAAGATGGTGAGGATATGGGTAAGGTTGGTATCAACTTTGAACCCGTAAAAGAAAAAAATGGTTGGGACCTAACTGACTACGACAAGTTCATTGTCGTTGACTATCCCAAACAAACAAGTCCAGCAGATCACTACTTGGTACGTAGTAAAAAAGGAAACTTCCTCAAAGAATATCGTGATGAAGTAGAGCCTAAGCTTGTGTCTCAAGAGAATTTTGCTCAACAAGTTCGTAAGTTGATTCAAATTAAAGCAAAAGTGCAACGACAGTACGGTGTCAAGAAAGGCAAACTAGATCAATCTAGGTTGTCTCGTATTTGTTTTGATGCACCAGGTTTTAATGAGCGTGTGTTTAAGAACAAGATTGACAACAAAACACTGGATGCTGCTATCACCGTATTGGTTGATATGTCTGGGTCTATGCAAGGAATGAAAGCGTACTACGCTCTAGCTTCTACATTGTTAGTTAATGAAGTTTGTTCAACTTTAAACATTCCTCTTGAAATTGTTGGTTTTACTGATGGAAAACTTAATTCATATACTGATTGGTGTCCTACCATGTATATTTACAAAAGTTTTTCTGATTTAAAAGTTAGTTCTGATAAATTGAAAGAGTATTTTGAGATAAGTAGTCAATGGATGGTTGGAAACCCTGATGGCGAAAACATTCTTTGGGCGCATGATCGACTGGTTAAACGCAAAGAAAAGAAACGTCTGTTAGTGGTTATGTCTGACGGTAGTCCAGCAGCTTCTAAATCGTCGTCAGGGATAGGTAGGTTCACAGACACAGTAATCAAAGAGATAGAGAAAGCAAAGTCAGTTGACATTTATGGTTTGGGCTTGTGTAGTAGATCAGTACAGGATTACTACCAATCACACAGCATAGTCAACCAACCAGAAGAAATACCAAGCAAGTTGTTAGAACTTATAGAAAGGAAAATCATCAATGTCTGAAGAAGTATACGTAACATCGTATGGACTGGAAGCAGGACCAACCACAAAAACAAAGGTCGAAGACCTTGTTAAAACCAAGATCAAAGAAGCAATGGAAAAACGTAGAGTCTCAACAACAGACACAACAACATACGACATAGCTTCTGATACTCATGTGTCTGAAACACTAGAAGGTCCTGTAAGAACACGTCCTGATCTCAAACCTAATCAAACTTATTTTTCTGACTTGTTCAGAGAGATTTGGATCATTGACAAGGAAGACTTTGGTGTCACGATGTTCAGTGAAACTACTTGGGATGAACGCATCGTTTCATTTGTTCCTAGTATCAATCCTGCCTACGTCATTGACAAAGACCTGGCTGCAAACGTTCTTAGAGCATGGGAATTAAATGAGAGAGTACTCTGTTACGGGCCTACGGGGGCTGGTAAATCTAGTCTTATTGAGCAGCTTTGTGCTCGTACTGGTCGCCCTTTCGTTCGGGTTAATTGTACTGGGGACATGGATACCTCAATGATCTTTGGTCAGTTAACGGCTAAGGAGGGTTCAACAATCTGGGTAGACGGTGCTGTAACAGAAGCTGTACGTTATGGTGCTGTGTTTGCTTGGGATGAGTGGGACGTAACTCCTCCAGAGATTTCTATGGGTCTGCAATGGCTTTTAGAGGACGAAGGCAAGCTTTTCTTGAAGGAGATGCCCGGAAGTACCAAAGACAAACAAATTGTCCCTCACGAGCATTTCCGTATCGTAGCTATTGGTAACACACAAGGCCAAGGTGATGACACAGGAGCACATGCTGGTACTAACGTTCAGAACTCTGCAACTCTTGACCGTTTTGGCACTGCTATCTACGTTGACTATCTTGAAGCTTCTATCGAAGAAAAGATGTTGACTAACAGATGGCCTACAACAATCACAACTAAAACAGCTAAAGAGCTTGTCAAACTGGCTAATCTGATCCGCAACGGCTACAAAGCTAGCCAATTCAATCTAACAATGTCTCCACGGTCATTGTTCAGCATCTGCAACAAGGTTTCTTTTGGAATGTCCTTGAGAGCAGCTTTCAGTCTTGTTTACCTGAACAAGTTGAACGACACACAGCGTAAGGTTGCTGATGAGTTGTTTACCAAAATCTACGGCAACAAAGAAATCTAAAACCATAAAACCACAAGGCTCTCCTACGGGAGAGTCTTCTATTTTGGGCTTTACAAGGAGCAATCATGGCAATAGACAACAGTACAGGAAAAAACAAAGAGTTTTACAAGCGTGGAAAAGAAATGTTTGATCAAATAAAACCACACAAACCATACGTTTCTCGCCGCCTTAAAACTTTGCCTTTAAGTAAAAACAATGATAGACAGAAAAATACTCCTTGACAATGCTCCGTCCGTAGTAGGACAGCAGGTACACATCAATCACACGGAGTGTGAAGCAGGTGTAGACAACAAACGTAGGCTGTACATCAAACGTACAGACCGAGGGTTGGTAGCCTATTGTCATCACTGCAACCAATCAGGGTTTGCTTCAGATGACGATAGTCGATTGTCTACCTGGATCAACAAACCAACAGCATCTGTTACTAGTAGCACTAAGCCTGTCATAGCTTCTCTTGCTGTTGAAGGCAAGCTGTGGCTGCACAGTCATTACTGCGATCCAACAAAAAACATATTTAACGGCGTAGCAGGGGAGCGACACAAAGTAGCTCTCACACTACACAACCCAGAACAACAGCCGATAGGCTGGCAGGTACGCAACCTAGCACCTAACGCAACACCCAAATACACAACACACTACACCAACAGCAGTTCCAAAGGAGATGCAGCTTGGTTTCATTACTTTAGTAGGACGCTAGTCATAACTGAAGACTACCTCAGTGCGTACAGAGTCAACCACGACACAAGTCATAGCTCTGTAGCGTTACTAAGAACAGCATTGTCAGATAAAACGCTAAGACAAATACACGATCTCAACTTTGAGTACGTGCTTATTTGGCTTGATCCCGATGAAGCAGGTGTACAAGGAGCAACAAAGGCATACAAGAAACTAAACCACTTCCTACCATCAACAACAAAGATTATCGTGCTTGGCATAGATAAAGAACCCAAACAATGTACACCAGCAGAGTTGTACGACACACTCATTTAAAGGACATAGATGGACTATGACGTTCTCTATCTTTGCTCTCAAAGCAAAGAAAACCTAAACAAATACAGGCGGTACATCAAACCGCATGTAGTGGTCAAAGAAACCAATGTCATCCTAGATGGCATGGACAAATACTACAAAACATTCCCAGGTGTAACTGAGTTCAATTGGGAATCTTTTTCTGCGTTCCTAATAGCAGATCAAAGTAAGCGACTGACTGACGACTCAATCGTCAAGCTTCGCATGACCATAACAAAAGCAAGATCATTTGTACCTCACCATGCACACGAAGAAGTAATCAAGACTCTCATAGAGTTGGACTACCTTGCTCAGATCATGGAAGAGTGTGAGAAGGTCAAAGAAGGCTCTAGCGACCTTGAACACGTTCACATCCTAGCCACTAATGCTCTTAAAGATGTGGAGAGATACATTGAGAAAGATGAGTTGTTTGTTTCTGCTGATCTGTCTGTTATTGCAGATCGCATCAGTAGTAGCGGCTATGAATGGAGACTTGATGTTCTTAATCGTTCTTTGGGTCCTTTGCGTACTGGTAATTTTGTTATTGTTGCTGCACGAGTCGAAGTAGGTAAGACAACGTTCTTAGCTAGTGAGATTAGCTATTTGGCACAGCAACTACCTAAAGACAGACCTGTTGTATGGGTCAACAACGAAGAGGAATCTTCTGTTGTGTTCTTCAGGATTGTTCAAGCTGCACTTGGTAAAGAATCTAAAACAATTATTGCTGACTCTAAAACAGCGATGACTGAGTACACAGCATTGATGGGTGGCAACAAAGACAAGATACGTGTTACTAAGGACATGAACCACGTTCGTGATCTTGAGACATTGTTTCGTGAGGTTAACCCAGGCTTGATTGTGTTTGACCAACTTGACAAAGTAGATGGCTTTAACAAGTCTGACGACAGAGAAGACATCAAGCTTGGCAAGATCTACAAGTGGGCAAGGGAACTTGCTAGAAACTATGGCCCAGTTATTGCTGCATCACAGTTGTCTGCAACAGCAGTGGATATGAAAGACCCTCCGTTTATTGGCTTAGATGCTCTGCGTGGCTCTAAGACTGACAAACCAGGTGAAGCTGACGTAGTACTCACCATTGGCAAATACAAAGAACCCAAAAGTCCAGAGGAAGAAATGATCCGCACAATCAATGTTCCTAAGAACAAACTCCCAGGTGGGGGTCCCAAACACATGGAGTCAGAACGTCACGGACAGTTTCTTGTGACTATTGATCCTATTCGTGCAAGGTATGAGTGAACGTTACACATTTGGTTGGTCAGACCCAAGAGGAGGAAGCATGACAAGTCCTACGTACAAAGCAGCAATTGATGAAGCATCGTTGCAAATGGAACTGTTTACATTGTTTGAAGAGAATGTTCTTCAGATGGCGTATGTAGGCAGCAGAGTAACTTGTGTACCAGCTCCTACAGACACGGATGAAGACGTTTTAATTCTTACAGATAGTTTAGGTTCTTTTGTAAGAAGATGTAACAAAGCAGGTTTTAAAGATACAGGCTCTTACACAGGAGCTGCATTTCATTCTTTAAGACAGGGAGAAATCAATCTAATCATCACAAATGAAAAGGAGTTCTACGATAAGTTTATGCTTGCAACTCATGTGTGCAAGTCCCTAAACGTGTTAGACAAGCAGCACAGGATCACTGTGTTTCAATCAATTCTTTATGGAAAGGCGTATGGAAAACCATGACCATGCCCATTTTTGCAGCTATTGACGTTGAGACAACACTCAACGGCAACGAAGATATAGGACTAGCTCATCCTATGCACCCT